AATTTGTGCAAGATTACCTAAACGACCTTGTATCATTTCGGTTTCTTTGAGTTCTGCAAATTGATTATCATATAAGAAGTCATATTGAATATGATCCTCCATTTGTTTCCAGTCTTCTGGAGTTACAATATTCTTCAATATTAACTGAGTTTTCAGCATATCATTGAACATTGCAGCAAAACGTTTTCTTAAACGACCCACAAACTTTGCAAATTTAAGTTCATCTCTGAGTATTTCTGATGAACGACCTAAGTTAAATCCACCTTCTGCAGCAATTCTTGATTCTGGAATACCTAATGCACGATATAATTTTTTCTGGAAGTATTCAATATCAGCAAGTTCTCCAAGATTTTGTCCACCAGGTAGAGTTGTGATTTCGGTTCCCCGACCACCTTCTCTTCTTGGCAACCAAAAATCTTCCATCATACTCATAAATTTACGGTCATCACGAACTTCACCAGTTTGTGCGTTGTAAACTAACTTATTACGATAGCGATTCATTACCTCTCTAAGGTATTGTTCTGCTTTAATTTTTGGTAAATTACCTACATCAATATAAAATATTCTTCTTTCTGGTGCTCTTGATAATCTATAAATTACAAGACTATCTTCAATCATTCGTAATTGATTAAGTGCCTGGATTTTTTGAATCTATGACTTTTAGATAATATAAACGACCATCTATATACCAATTTCTAAAAATTTCGTGAGACTTTTTATCAAAGTCCATTAATTCTTTAATATATCTGAACTCTTCTCTAATTTTTTTCTTTATACCTTCACTTGCATTTAAGTTTGACAACTCAACTTCAACAGGAGAATCATATAAATCACTGACTATTGCTTCATTAACGACATCTTCAATGGCACCATCTGCCTCTGGATGCAGTGCCATCTCTCGATATCTTTTAATTAATTCGTGTTCATCACGATATGCACCTTCAATATCTACGTATTGACCATAAAAACCACTAGCAATATAATTATCAACCCCGTCCTCATTATTTTTGGGGACAGGGCTGATAATACTAGCGGATTTATCCTGTGTTTCGTCAATTGAAAAACCAAAAAGTTTTGCCATTATATTATGAACTTTGTATTATGTTCTATTTAGCTGATGTTTTCACCCTGTGCAACAGGACTATCACCCTTTAGGATCTCAATGTACTGAACCTGAAGTTCAACAGTGAATTCCTGAATTCCTTGAGCATCGTATGAAAGCTCAATAGGACCAACCTGTGTTGGGAAGGTATCATAGAAGCGATACTTTCTGAGTGTTTGTCCGTCACGATCAAGTTGGAATACAAATGCGTCAGACTGATAATCAGCAGGATTAACTAATCCAGTGTTATCATTTAACTTGTTAATTGTATTCATCCAGTTCTCAAATGCAGACCTGATTGAGAAGTCTGTATCGTTGATAACTGTAACTGTCCAAGAATCGAACGTTCTGTCACCTGCGATTTTGAGTACCCTTCCTCTGAATGGTACTTCGATCTGTGCAATGTTTGATGCTGGAAGTCGTGCCCCTTTAACTAAAAATCTTGATTTGTCAAGAACATCCTGATCTGGTTGAGCAGCATCTGGGAATGTGAGGACAACTTCAAACAGATTAGCACGGGCACCGCCACCTGTCAACTTACTCTTGAAGTCGGAAATCGTCCTTAGTGGTGGTGGATTGACCTGATTTCTACTAGCCATAGTTGATTAAACCTCTGTTAATTAAACGGAACCAATTACTTCTTCAAATGCAACACCAGTTCTGGTGGCAACGAAGGTAAGACCAATGAAGTTAATTGATCTCGCTGGTTTGATGAAGATGTCCGCAACAAATTCATTTGCGTCAATGACTGCTGCAGTGTTGTTAGTTTCATCACAGATAACAACAAAATCAAATATTCCTCGATTTGCTTGAACATCTCTAAGGAATGGTTCAATGATATTTACAAAGTTTGTTCTTGTAAGTTCATCATTAAACTCAAAGAGTTGATCTTTCGCTGCTGCTGAGATCGCATCTTCAAGGAAGATGAACAATCTACGAACGTTGATACGATCAAACGCTGAAGACTTACCAAATGCTGTTTTATCTCCAAAGAGTATAATACCAGCACCAGGTGATAGGACAACAGGATTAATTCTGTTTGAATATAGAATATCTCTCTGTTTCTTACCTGGATTGTAGATAAGTTTCACTGAGTTGAGTATGGAACCTCTTGCTGTTCCAGCAGGAGAGAACCAAGGGAACTGTTCAATGTCAGTTCTTGCACAAGTTCCAGCAATGTCACCATTAAGAGGAACATAGCGGAATGTGTTATTAAATCTATCAAACATATACTTGTATCCACTATCGAATACACCAAATGTTGTTGATGAGATTGGAGCATAGAAACCAACAACGTTATCTGTCATTGTGTCTATGTTGTTTACAGTTACAGATCCAACTGAACTATCGTTCAAGAATGCTTGACGATAAGGTGAAATGAATGCGACTGCATCTTTTCTTGCTTCAGCAACTGCAATACATTTTTCTGCAACTGCTTGTGATTCTTCTTTAGAGTAGTGTGCTGCACCCATAAGAATGAAGTCAACTTCAATATCCTCTGTATTTTCAAACAATGTTAATCCTGAGATAATATCATCAATACCAGAGTTTAGAGCACCTGTTGTGGTATAGTCTGTTTTACCACCATAGTTTGCTCCCTTACAAGAAGTTGATAATCCAATTCCAAGTGTTGCACCTTGATTTCCAACACCTGCAAATACTACGTTTTCAGCATTTTGATCCCAACCAGTATCAGCATCTAATGTGTTTGTTGCCTCATCTCCAAAAGATGTAGTTGTTATACCAGCAAAACCAGCACCACTACCTCCGTAGATATACTTAGAGTTTGTTGCAAGATACTTTCTCCAGTATGCTGTTGATCCTACTGAGTACTCAGCATCTTTTGCTTTAGATAAGTTAAGATGTTTTTCAAGTATTGTTCCAGCATTACCTGTGATTTCTCCTTTATCATCAATTACAACAACGTGAACTTCGTCAAATCTACCACCTCTAGCAGCAGCATAAGATGAAGTACCAGGTTTATCTGATAATTGATCCCACTCAAGTGTTCCAACAGATAGTGTTATATTCTGCTGTGCAAACCAGTCTTGTTGTGATGTGTAATTAATCGGACCACCTGTAGTTGTTGCTGCACCAGCACCAGTAGCAGTGATTGCTTGACCAGCAGTGGTTAAACCAATAAGTCCAGTAGAAGTAAAGTTGTATATACCACCTTGCGTATAATCAACTGCTGTTACAGTTCCAGCAGCAGA